GCTCGAGTTGTTCCGCGCGGGCTTCGACGAAAAGCGTGTGAGCGGTGCATTGGCGTCGTCGCTAAAGCTAGCGATGGCAGGCGATATCGAGCGCGCCGAGGCCGCCGACATCCAGACCAACGTTCTGACCGCGATGCGGATGGACACGTCGAGCGAGCGCGCGACGGTGCGCTCATCGCAACGGGTCGCCGACGTGATCGCCTACGCGGCGAACCGATCGAACACGACCGTCTCTCTTATGGGGCAGACGTTCAAGTACGTCGCTCCTATGGCCGCCGCCGCTGGTCTGTCGATCGAGGGCGTCGCCGCGATGTCGATGCTGATGGCCAATAACGGCATCAAAGGGTCTGAGGCCGGCGTTGCTATGCGCTCCGCCTTGGTCCGCATGGTCAAGCCGACGAAGGACATGCTTCGTGTTCTCCAGGCGGCAAATATCAGCATCAAAGACTTTGTCACGGGCGGTCGCGAGATTAGGGCGGTCGACGTTATTAGCGGTCTGAAGGCGAGTGGCCTTGATGTCTCGGGCCTGGCGAAGCCAATTCAGAAGTTGTTGAGCGATTCTGTCCTGCGGCAGCAACCGGCAACGCTGGCTGCGAAGCTCACAGAATTGATTGCGGGGGCCATAGGCGATAAATCCGCGATTGGGCGCGACAAGATCGCGACAGCTCTGCAAGAGATCATTACAACGTCCGGCAGCAAGGTCGACCTGCTTGGGTTTTTCAAGGCGCTGCGCGAGAAAAACGTCGACCTTGGTCAATTCGCCAGGCTGTTCGACACTCGCCAAGGCGCACGGCTTATGACATTGTTGGCCGGCGACATCAACGGCCTGCTTGCCCAAGTGCAAAAGTTTTCTCCAGGCTACGTCAATCGTGCCGCTGAAATGCGGATGAAGGGCATCGTCGGCGAGGTCGCGCGGCTTAAAGCCGCCTGGGAGAACCTGTGGATCAGAATCGGTGACAGTGGGGTCCTCACGGCCGTAGGTCGGGCCTTTGACGCCATCGGCAACTTTCTCGACCGCGTGAGCGCCTACAATCCGGCGATCCTGAAATTCGGGACCTACCTTGCGATGGCGCTGGCCGCCGCCGGGCCGCTCGGCCTGGCGCTGTCGGGGCTCGGCTCAATCGTCGCGATGCTTGGCGGCCCGGTCGTCGTCGGCGTGCTCGCGCTGGGCGCCGCGATGGCCTACGTGGCCACGCAATCCAAGGCATTGAGTGGCTTAGCGGTCGTCACGCTTGGCGTGACGGCGCCGGGCCTGCTGCCGATCGTCGGCGCGCTGAAATGGCTCGTCGAAAACCGCCAGGGCCTCGCTTCGGCAGGATCGGGCTTTGCGGAGGGGTTCGGCGAGGAGATCGGCACGTTGAAAACCGATGCGCCGAAGGTGGCTGCCGCGCTCGAGGAGATTTGGGATACCTTCAACAAGCTGACGGGCGCCGTCTCGATTTCGCGCGAGACGTGGAAGTCGTGGGGCAAGACCATTGGCACAGTTATAGGTGGGGCAATCCGATCTGTGCTCAATCTGCTAGTTCGGCTGGATAACCAAGTTCGCAAGGCTCACAACTTAATCGCGGGATCTTTCGTCGGTCGCTACTTTGGTGCCAAAACTGTCCCGCTGCGGCCTCTGATCGAACCATCAAGGGGGACGGTTCCAAGCGCCCGGCAAGCGGAAGAAGAGTCGATGCGTCGACTCGCTCTATTGCCGAAGAAGAAGCCGGATGGCGGCTCGGCGACCGACCCGACACCAGCACCGGCTCCGACACCTGGCACGGCGCCTAGCGGGGCCACCACGCCCGATCAGATCAAACGACAGGCCACCGACGCGGTCGGCGTGGTGCAGGCCGCAATGGCTCAAATCAAGTCGATCGTCGCCTCGGTCGATCTGACCGCCAGCGGTCAGAAGATCATGGCGACACTCGCCGCCGGCATCCGCGCGGGCACGCCCGAAGTGGTCGACGCGATGCGCGCCGGCACGCAGCGCATCAAAAACCACGTTCCGCATTCGCCAGCGCGCGAGGGGCCGCTCATGGGCCTGCGCGGGCACGGCATTATGACGGAGATTGCGGCGGGCATCGCCGCCGATACGTCGGTCGTCTCCGCCATGCACGGCGCGGCAGCTCGAGCCCGCGCGGCGATGACGGTGCAAGGCCAGGCTGGCGCCGGCGGCGGCATCGTCGGCGCTCCGCCGGGAATGCGCGGCGGCAATTCGATCGGCGCCATTCATGTTGCCGTCAACGTGAGCGGCGGCGGCGATCCCGCGCGGATCGGCGAGGAGGTCGGACGCCGCGTGCGTGACAGTATTCGCGAGACGTTTAGCGACGGAGGCATCTGATGGCGGGACCGATGCCGATGGCGCTCGGGCCATATGCGTTCGAAGCGCTCGGCTTCTCCTTTGAAGAGCAGGCGCGCCGCGTTGACACGTCATGGGCCACGGTTGACGTGGCGTATCGCCTCGACGCGCTGCACTGGACCGGGCCGAAGTCCGATCAATTCACCATTCGCGGGTGTTTGTTCCCCGAGGCATTCGGCGGCCAGGCCAGCCTCGACGGATTGATTGCGGCGTCCTACGCCGGCCGCCCGCTTATGCTCGTAACACGCTCCGGCAATATCGGCGGGCTGCACGTCATCCAATCGATCGAGCAGACCCGATCGCACATTCGCGGCGACGGCCTCGCGCGCAAGGTGACGTACTCGATAACGCTGCGCCGCTACGGCGGGGTGATTGGCGCATCCGGTCTGCTGCAGGGGTTATTTTGATGGCGGCGTCCACGGTCTACACGACGCGGCAGGGCGATATGATCGACCTGATCGCCTACCGCCATTATGGGCGGCACATTCCCGGCGCCGTCGAGGCCATCCTCGAAATTAACCGGCACCGTGGGCTCGTCGACTACGGCCCGCGCCTGCCGGTGGGACTGACGATCGCACTGCCCGAGTCGGGCGCTCTGCCAACGCCGGCCGAGCAATCGCTGATCACGCTCTGGGATTGAGCCGATGCACCCGACTGTAGTGATCACGATTGACGGCGCGCCGGTCGCCGGCGTGTTTTATGAGCGGCTGGTATCCGTCACTGTCAACGATCGCGAGGGCACCCGGTCCGATAGCGTGCAGATGACGCTCGAAGCGGGGCCGCCGTTTCTCGCAATCCCGCGCAAGAAGGCGATCATCCGCGTGTGGATGGGCTACGGCATGGCTCCGGTCTACCGGGGGGCATTCACGGCGGATGACGTCGAGCTGAAGTGTATCCCGTATAAGCTCGAGATCAGCGGCAAAGCTGCCGACATGCGCTCAAGTTCGAAGGAGCATAAGGACAAGCATTGGGACAAAAAGACGGTCAAACAGATCGTCACCGACCTGGCCAAGCTGATGGGCGTGACCGCCCAGGTCGCCGCTAAGTTCGGCTCGATGAAAATCGAATGGTTCGGCATGAAGGGCGAGTCGCCGTTGCACGCCGTCCGTCGACTGGCCGAACGGGTCGGCGCTTTGGCGACGGTGAAGGATGGCAAGCTCCTGTTCGTCGAAAAAGGTAAAGGCCAGACCGCCGGCGGCAAAGCGTTGCCCGAGCTGGTGATCGTGCCGACGATGGTCAAGCCGGACTCGCTGTCGGTCAAATGGACCGAGCGCGAAAAGAATAAAAAGGTCAAGGCGACGCATCACAACCGCGGCAAGGCCAAGCGCGAAACCGTCGAGACCTCCGGCGCGGGCTCTGGCACGGGGGCCTACACGCTGCGGCACAACCACGCCAACAAGGATGAGGCTAAAGCCGCCGCCGAGGCCAAAGCCAAAGAGCTTGAGCGCGCTGCGACCCAGACGAGCGTCACGATCGAGGGCAATCCGGCCGCGGCTGGCGGCGGCCCCATGCGCTATTTCGGTTTTCATCCCAGCGTCGACAGTGAGCGGTTTGTGATCACGAATGCCGCTCACACGTTTTCCAAAGGCGGTGGCTACACCACCGCGATCACTGCAAAAAAGAAGGTCTGAGGGGGCCCCTATGAACATGATAAGCGTCCGGCAACCCGCCGGCGGCGGCGTCGTGTTGTCCGAGTCTGACCTGCGCCGCATGTTTCCGCGCGGTCGCGACGAGTACATCAAAGCGCTGATCGATGGTGCGCCGATTTTAGCGCGGCACGGCATCACCGCCAACGCGCAGCGCTGGTGTGCGTTCATCGCGAACGTTGCGACCGAGACCGGCGGTTTGACGGTTGTTCGCGAGAACATGGCCTACACGGCCGTTAACC